ATAAATTAAAACAAACTTAAATCTACCTTCATGAATATTCTAATGGTTGAAGTTAGTGTAACGAACTTCAACCGAAAACAAGTTTTCTCTTACAGAACTTTAAAAATAAATTAAAAAATATTTGCATTCTTTCAATTTTTGTGATATAATAAAAAGAAAGATGAACGATTTGGGGAAGTTGTTTGTCTTTTGTAATCATAGTAAACTTAAATATTTGGGGGAAATATTTTATTTGTAATACTACAATTACATTTTAAGGTTTTAACATGAAAGAAGAACAACTATTTGAAGATGCTGAAGTAGACGGCATTGTTCTAACTGATTACGTTATGGATAAACTGAAAGGTTTACCATGTACAAAGGACTGGGCAGAAATTAACCTAAATCTCATTGGTGCAACTTCTGTCAACCTTCGTAAGCTATTTCACTTCAAGAAAATTCGTGATATTTGGGAAGATGACGATACAGAATTTGATCTGTATGAACCTGATATGGACGATAATCTGTTTGACAAAGATAATGAAATTACGTATGATGACATTGATGATTTCATTAATCAGTTAGCAGTCACGGATTATATTCAGTCGGTGTATGAACCTGATGAGATTGACTTCGAGGATTTTCTGTCTCAGGAGCAGGAAGACGAGTATGAGGAGATTCCTGATGAGATGTCTGAAGAGGCAATGAAACGGGAAATTGATGAGGCAGTTGGTTCTGCAGAGTTGATGGAAGTTATGTCTCGTCAGTCACGTCTCAAGCTGAAGATGGCAATGAAGCGAAACAAAGCAAAGATTGCCGCCAAGCGTAAACTAGCACTCAAGCGAAAGAGTACACCTGAAGTGCTTAAGAAACGTGCACGAAAACTAGCAATTAAGATGCTTAAGAAGAAATTCCTTAAGAAAGATGCGGCTGATCTTTCAGTAGCAGAAAGAGAACGTGCAGAAAAGATCATCAAATCAAAATCCGCACTAATTGATCGTTTAACGCGCAAATTAATCCCTGTCGTTAAGAAAATTGAAGCAAAACGTTTTCAACATAAACCAACAGTTAAACAGGAATCGGCTGAAATGATTGAAGCTGTTACCAATGAACGCATTTATACATGGTCTGAAAAGGGAAATTCACTTATCCTTAAGGACGGGCGTAAGGAGGTTGCAAAGATAATGCAATCAGGTGACGGATCATTTATTGCATATCGTAGTGGTGTTGGTCGTCCATCACGAACATTAAAAGGTGCAATGGAAATCGCAATTGATATGGCAACAAGCACTTTGTTTGGTGATATGAAATATAAGGTTAAAAATCCTGAATATTATCAGATCGCACTTAAAAAATACGGCGTTAAATCTTAACAAAAATTAAATATAATAATACACATAAAAGCAAATATTATGCCATTATGGAACAAAAATAGCGAACCCACTTCAATGCCTAAGTGGTACGCTCGAAACACTTTTTTCAAACCAAAGGCAATCACTGAGGACGGTAAATTAAGTCTTCGTAATTCTTCTACACAATTTAAAACGGGCGATTGTGTAGTATATCTTTCCAATGATCCTGTTGAGCCATTAGAGTCTAAGGGCGTGTATTATCTTCACCGTGGTAAGAATTTCATGTATACTTTCCACAACACACGTGAAGAAGCAATTGCCAATACAGGAAAGATTGAACTTGTTAAGTCTGACAAGGAAGAAAATCATCTACTAATCAAGTATGACACCAAGGAAACAAGTAATGACGCAACAGAATGCCCTGCCCTTTATCCTGTTGATGTCGAACTAGCAAAGAAACGAATCGGTGGGCTTGTTTCCCCTGGTTGGTGGATGATTTATCGTTATCAGAATCCCGATAAAAAGAAACGTGTTAAGCTTGAACTTCTTGCAGTAGTTAAGAGAATGACGCTTGACGGTGGAGATGAACCTGAACCACCAACGGAATACGAAACACCAGTTGTTACAGTTACACCAATCACCGAGGAATGGAAGTGCAATACTCCATGTGAATTTACTGTTGCAATTGACCCCAAAAATTCAGTCGGTAAGCACATGAAAATGAGGTGGACTGATTTTGATCCCGATTCATTCGAACGTATCTCTCGATTCAAGGATGGTGAATGGGAAGATGTAACAGAGGTTATTCGTAAGACAGGCGGTGTGTGGCCAAACGAAATCCTTATTGAAGCAAAAGAACAAAAGTTTGAAATTCTTTTCCCATTCAAGGACGGACAGCCTTCACCAATTAAGTTTTCTGTGACAGTTGAAATTACTCATGGTTCTGATGTAGAATTTAATACTGCAACAGTTAAATTCGAAAAGGATGTTGTCAACGAAGTAACAAAATCTACTGTCGATCATGTAACAGTAGATGACGCTATTGTAGCATAATTCATATAGTCATCAATAATAAGGAAAAATAAAGAATGGCTTTTCAAAAGAAAGAATGGAAATCTGACGATACACTTTCTCATGTAGAACTTAATCGAATTGAGGAAGGAATTCTCGAAAATTCACAAATCGAAATTCCTGAAATTCCTGATATGAATAACGTTGTAAAGTATAAGGAATTTAGTGCTGGTGTTGATCCTGCCAAGCGTAAGACAATTCAACTTGAAAACTTTGATACAATTTCCGCAAAGTCCACAACAGGTACACCACACAATCTCATCATGCTTTCTAAGTGGGACAAGGTTGATGTTGGTGCAAGAGGCGTAACAATGAACCTTAACACAAAGGATCGTATTCAGGTTAACGATTCCGATTACGTGGCGCTTGATTCCGAAGTTAAGAAGGTTAAGGAACAAGTTGAACCAATTGCTGAGAAAGTTCAGGTTGTTGAAACCAAGGTTGGTGAAGTAGAAAGTAAGGCTACGGGACTTGGTGAACAGGTCGCAGAAATTAAGTCCAAGGCTGAAGCAGTAGAATCAACAGTTACGGAACTTGAACCAAAAGTTACTGAAGTTGAATCTAAGGTAACAGAGGTTGATAACAAAGTTATGCAGGTTCAGGAAAAGGTTACGGCAATCGAAACTAAAGTGGATGAGTATAAGGCTGATCCTCTCAAGATTGGTGACATTGTGTGGGGCGAAGGCCTAGTTGGTTATTTCCCAAATGATACAACTGGCGCAACATATGAAATTCCAAATTCTGAAGATGGACTAAAGCATATTGTGTGCGATGAAGTTCATATTTGGGATCAGTACTATACATTGGTTCTAGATCGTGTAATCGATGAGGAAACACAAGCCGAAAAGATGGTGGTCGGTAAGAAGTCTACTCATACACATCACGACGTTCGAGGTAAATTTGAATTGGCTTGTACATATAATAAAAATATTCAATTTACCTTAGATAAAATGGATGACGGTCGAGTTAAAATCAAGTGTTTTAATTTCTGGCGAAAGATTGGTTAATTTGATATAGGTTAAAATATGTCATACGAAAAACAAGTATGGGAAAATGGTAAGGTAATTACGTCTGAAATGCTTAATCATATTGAAGATGGCATTTCAACAATTGATAACGTTGTTGCCACTGATACAGAAAAGGTTAAACTTATTGATCAAATTAAGTCTGATTTGGAAGCACTTAAAGCACGTGTTGATGCATTAGAATCTAAGCCTTAATCTATTAGGTAAAATAAAAGCACAGAGATTTTGTCTCTGTGCTTTTTCTTTTTATAAAGTGTCACCGATACAATAATCACACTTAATAGCTTCATTAAATCGACCAATTGTATGTTGATTTAATCTGACATTAACAATGCCGTTATAATATTGATCTCTGTTTTCTGTCATTACTTTTCGTGTGATTTGTTCTTCAAGCTCGATATATTTTCCAACTGCCTTATTAACGGTTAACCATATGATCTCACGAATGAAGTTTTGTTTTCCGTATTTTTTCACATCCTCCTGAAGGTTCTCACTCGAACTCCAATAAGTTTTCCAGTCGGATTCCACTTCCTTTCGTTTCTTTTTATGATTCTCGACATATGTCCTACGACTAACCGCTGTTTTGAATCCAATATATCGTTTCTTTGTTATTTTATTTGTAATTAGATAAACGAATGTTTTGTGTTCCTCTGAAATTTTATCAATTGGCTTCCCATTCCACAACCATGGACTAGCATCATTTTCTTCAATTGATTTTTCGTATGGTTTGAATTCTGTTTTAAATTTTGGTACTAATTCATCAAGATTCATTGATTATTTTCTCTTAATTCGCAATTACTGTGCCACTACCAGTTGCAATTTTATCTCCACAACTAATTGGGTCACCAATTCTTGCAATGGGTTTACCGTTAACAAATACATTTTGACTTCCAGATGAAACTGATCCACCATGAGGCGATTGTTTCGGTCTAGGGTGCGGTACAATTCCACTACCAACAAACGCACATGCCGCTCCCTCAACAAACACATTACTTGACCCCTGATTTATCGCTGTAGGTGGTGCGGAACAAGCGCCAGCCGTCATTGATCCAATTAGTGCTACATTAGGCATAGATTTTATGATATAATGATTATTAGTTCTTACTACTTACATGAGTAAATTCAGAATATGTTGTATTTGGAATTGCTGTAATATTAAGCAATGTTGGATCAATCATAATGAACTGATTCTTTTTTGAAGAAACATCATTACTTAGTGGATTGATAGTAAACAACAATTCATTTTCTGCAAGCGCTGTTATCTTGATGTCATCAATATTAATTGTTCCATTTGGATAATCAATTGAACCACATCTACGAATAATTACTTTTTCGTTCGAACTATTTTTGTAATATAAACGTAAGGTGTTATTTTGTGGATCATCATCAATGTAACAAATCGTATTGGGCTTATCTGTACAATAAAATCCTGATGAAATAATTGATTCTGACGGTGATATTGTTTGATAAATTGGATTATGAATTTCAAGCAAATATCTTGTTTGTAAGTTGAACATTGGTTCAAGTTTCTGAATCAACTTAATACGACTGTTATTATTAGTAACGCTCGGATCTGAATTATCAATTGCAGTAGACAATTTACTGAATCGTAATACTGTATCGAAATTTCCTAGATTTTCTTCATTATAATTTAAAATAGTTTCGTTAACTAATGACTCAATATCATCTTTGGTTAAGGTTGTTTTGTTACTATCATAATATACAGTTGAGTACATCTGAATTTTCAGATATGATGGATCAACCAATTGAACTGTTGATGTTAGCCCTTTTTTAGGTGTGAGAATGTTACGAATGATGTCTGTTTTTGTTACCTCGGTTAGTTTATCGCCCGACTGAGGAATGATTGACACAAACACCTTACCATATTCAGGCGGATTGTTGTACTGTCCGCCCCACGCCTTAACACCACGAATATTTGGGTATTCTTTTTTGATTAACGTTTCATAGTCTTCTGCCGTTACGCAACGATTCTGCGCCGCGTAACTTCTCGGGGAATTAAGACGAATTGACTCGGAAGATTCCATTTCTGCTCCACCTGTTGCACGTTGAGCAGTTGTGACGGTACATGTTGAACCTGAAGGAAGAGACCCATTAAACTCAAACACCGATGCCCCATTAGGTTCATTCGTATGACACACCAAATAGGTTATTTCAATCACATTACCAGCAGTCAACGCCTTACCCAACATTCCTGTACCGAACTGAATTTGATATGTTTTATCGGTGTTTAGTTTTAGAAAATAAACTTTACTCAGGTTGTCAATATTAAGAATATTTTCTGCTCGTGTATAGATTTCTTCCTCAGTTGAGTCCTCATTTTCACGAACTGATACAGTAATTGTTGAAGTGTCCACATTTTGGTTATTCAATTTAAATGTTTCGTAATATGAACCGTTATATGTCTGAGTAAGTGTCAGATAATATCCTTCCTTAATCTCAACATCATAAAAGTTATATACTGATCCATTACGTTTTGCTGTAATGTCTGAGGTGTTGTAAAAGGTATAGTTCTTACCATTGATCTTTGTGATAAATGGGGAATATGCCATCAAGGTCAACACATCAGGCGCGTTTGTGCTGTCATTAACAACAGTCAAATTAACCTTTGCTGTGGCGCCTGATGCACTTCGCGGAACATATCCAATTGTGTTTGCATGACTAATAACGCTTGAGAATTTTGATGCTGAATCAAGAAAACTTTCATTTAGTGCAAAATTATCATATAAAGCATTATAATGTGTGTTATATGCTAAAAGATTAAGTAATACCTGTAAGCCCGATCCTGTGAAATCGTAATCTGAAAATTCACTTTGATAGGTTAGGTAATTGATGAAATCTTGTTTAATTTGATCAAAATCAAGCGATGATGTTTTAAAATTTGTACTATCCATTTTTGTTTATCGTGCTCTATATACTGTGATATCTACAGTTTGCGGCTTATTTGTGTTAACTATGGTATAATGAATAGTGATGAGAATGGCGTTTTTGTTTGTTTCATTTTGAACAATGACACTATTCATTTTTACTCTTGGTTCAAAGTTTTCAATTACCGTTGCAATTACTCGCTCAAGCGATATTCGTGTTAGATCGGTAAAGTTCTCAAACAATAAGGACATAACTTGCGAACCAACTTCAGGATGAAACGGAACACTGCAAAATTCCATTTGAACTAAATTCTTAATCGATTGTTTGATTGCATTAGAATCTACTTTTTTTGCAACATCATCGGTCAATGGATTTCGAGCAAAAGATAAATCTAGATCGGTATATTTCCGAACATTCTGCTTTATCATCATAAAATAATTCTATCTTAAACTATACTTAATTAAAATGGAATACGTATTGTTGTTTTTATTTGGTTTGTTTGTTGTATTGGCTATTACTTGTGTAAAATTGGTCAATATACCAAATAATAAAACTACTGAATTTGAGGAACTTAAGTCGTTTCTTCATACATTGAATAATAATATTCATACAAAATCAGACGCAATGCAATTTTATTCAACAATTTGCGAAATGTCTGAAGGTGTGTTTAAATTAAATTTAACCAGAGAAGAATTTGAAAAATTGTCAGTTGAATCAATTAAAAAGCTGAATTCTGATGCAATTGAAAATTTAAATTTTTAATTTTAATATATAA